CTTTCGATCCATATAAAGACTTTGACTCCTTTATGAAATTACTTACATCAATTTGAGGGACAAATTTTGTGTCCTCTAAGCCAGGAGTTAATGATGATTTAACTTTTTTGTAAAATTCTTGTAAAAATAAAACACTTAAATTGTTTACTGATGTCCCTGTTATATGATTATCAGTAGTGCTTGTTGCAAATATCAACTCACCGGGATTATTTGGATCTGTATATGATGTTATGCCACTAAACCCTCTTAAACATCCAGTAAATGTATTTGTTGTTAAACCTGTATAACTTATTATTTCATCATCAATTTTTAACAGTCCGTATTGATCAGGGAAACCTTTTGTAGATGATACTGTTATAGTGTCACTTGTAGTTGTTATACCACTACTTAAAGTAGTAACACCAACGATTACTTCAGGAGTTAAATTATCTAATTTAAGATATTGATCTAAATTATCACTAATATCAACAACACCACCTCGGTGCTCTTGTGAAATATAATACTGCCTTAAAAAGTCAACAGTTTTTGGACTTTCTGAGAGAATAAACTCAGGAAGTTGACTTTCTATTATTTGCTGAACTTGTATACGTTTTTCGATTCCAGTTCCTATCATTTTATGACCTGTTTAGTTCTCCATTTGAGTATGATGATGTAACTTTATATCCGACACCAGAGATTTGTTCACCAGATGTAATTGTATCCTTAACCATATTTATGGTGCTACTGGGGATGTTAAAATCTAGATATAGGTCTTGTAAACCTATGACATCATTGGATTCGGGGAATGCTTGCACTTCAACGATGTTATTTACCTTTTCAGTCTCTGTTATATTAATAGTGGTCAAATTAACCTCACCCTTTATATAATCAACAGTTCCAGCTGACTTAACTACAACAACATTTGTCCCACTTTGCGTATCTTTCCTGACGATGGAAATTACACCTGTTTGCATATCAGCATTAGGTGTGTCTGTAATATAAACTGTATTAGTATTACCTTGAATTTTAAACCCAGTGCTCTTAATATTCAAACCACCCGGTTTTACATTAAATTGATTACCAAAACATAGTTCGTATTGTGCAAACTGATTGAGTAATGCATTTAAATTCCTTCTTATTTTAACTCTTGTTATATTTGAGGTTATTGCTTTATCAATATTATCAATAACATTTAATACCTTACTATACTTAAATCTACCACCAAAACGATTTACATCACCAGATCTTGAGTATGTTGTAAGAGCGTTAGATATTTTTGTATTTAAATCATTCACATTCGATACAGCGGTAGAATCATAGTATATAAATGACTCAATCTCAACATAGAGAACTTGTAAGTCAACTATTTGTTGATTAATACCTGTTAATGAATAACTTTTTAATTTTTGTAGAATTTGAGTTTTATCAAAG